AAGTGGCAGAAATACAACTGTTTTTCTGTTTTTGCAGTGCTTTGTCATTTCATCGGCTATCTGATACAAATACGGATCCAGTGCCGTACTTAAATCACTTGATTTAAAATCACCCGCTTGCATACCTACGCCTGTCAAATCAAGTTTTAACGGAATTGTCAGAGCCTTTATCGGACTTAAATATCCCTCTTTAATAGCTTTGGGAAGTGTATACTCATATGCAAGGCTTTCAAAAACCTGTCCGAGATTTTTCATATCGCCTCTGTCGGGTGTTGCCGTAACTCCTAATACCTTTGCGTCACAAAAATGGTCTAATACACGTCTGTAACTGTCGGATATGCAATGATGTGCCTCGTCTATTATAATGGTATCAAAGTAATTACTTTTGAATTGATTTAATCTTTTTTCACGCATTAGTGTTTGTACCGAACCTACAACTACTCTGTACCAACTTCCTATACAGCTTTCCTCTGCCTTTTCCGTTGCACAACCTAAGCCGGTTGTTTTCATAATCTTGTCAGACGCTTGTTCCAACAGTTCCCCACGATGTGCAAGTATTAAAACACGCTGACCTTTTCGCACACATTCTTCCGTTATTTTTGCAAAAACTATTGTTTTACCGCACCCTGTCGGAAGAACGAGCAATGTTTTATTACAGCCGTTCTCCCACTCGCGGAAAACGGCTGATTTAGCTTCATTTTGATATGGTCTTAATTCCATTTATGACACCGCCTTAAAAACTTCCCGGAGTAAATGACGACGCAGGTGATTGCGTTGGTTCGGCTTGTGTTCCTGTCGGCTCATAGAATTTTTTGATTTCATTGGATTTTAAGACTTCACCTGTCTTAGTGCTTGTATATTCATGTATACCGATTTTACATCTGCCTGTTGCTCCGACAACCGCACTCCAATTCATACGGCACTTTTCGCCATGCTTTCTCTGTCCTATTGCGGTAAAAAATGCACAAAGCATTCCCTCTGTTTTGGTATGTAAAAACAGGTTGTGTTTAATCGTACCTTGATTACCTTTGCCGTCTGCAACGTTTAATGTTATAATCGCTTTATTGCACGGCGGAAGTTTAGCACTTCCTTGATGTCTGCCACGCTCAAAGCCTGTTACCGTAAATTTATAATCACCGTCGGGCAATATTTGAAACTCATTGTCGTTTTCTATTTCATCATCCCAACCAAATTCTCTTTCTTCTGCCATTATTCGTTACCTCCTTGAAATACATTCTCATTTCTCATTTTCTTTATAATCTCAAATACTTGATTCCATGCTCCTACCAATACACCGTTGATAAAATCAGCGTCGTAATTTTCTATCGGTGTATCTTCGGGATAATATCCTTTATACGCAACTGCCTGTCTGATTTCTGCGTCTGTTACCTTATTAATCTGCATTAAATCCGACAATGCTTTCGGTATATTTCCGTTCGGCATATCAAACGATTGTGCCGGTGTATCAAATTCTTTTCTTTCGTCTGATACGTTGTTGTCAATCGGCGGTGCAGGCGGTGCAACTGTCGTTTTTTGTGGTGGTGTGACTACCTGTGAAACAGTCGGCTCTATATGTGGTGTGACTGTCGGTGTAACCGTTTGTGTCGGTGCATTATCTTTAAAACAATGTGCAATTCGTTCATATTCAAACGGCATTTCGTCCGGAAGATTATGACGGTTCTTTGCGTCCCAACAAGGGTGATGCGTGGTGTACATTGTTCTTGTACCGCCCTGTGCCTTATGTTTTGTTCCTTTGTCATCTGTCGCAACCGAAAATGTTTTATAGTTGACAAATAAAATCATATCCGCCCACTCTTTCAAAATAGGTGAAATCTGCGAACTTGTTTTTTTGCCGAGTTTCAACTCCCAACGGTCATATGCTCCCATTTCGTCCGGCTGTTCAAATTTGCGCAACTGTGCATGAGCCGTCAAAACTACATTGATACCCAATTCAATCAATTCATCAAGTGAATTTAAAAATCTGCCTATTTCCTCTAATTCGTACACATATCCCGAACCATATCCGAAATCTTCAATACTTTTTTTGTTATTATCTGCGCATATCTTTGCAATACAAAGTCTTTCCGCCCAGTCAAAAGTATCTATAATGTATGTTTTGCATACAGTCGGATTTGCTTTGACATATGCTACTTCCTCTTTTAGCAATGTCCAAGAGGTAGGCTTAGGCAAACGTCTTACGTCCATATGTTTTGTACTGCCCTCTGTATCCGAAAACAGAGGACTTGGGAACTTCGACGCAAACGTCGATTTGCCTATTCCCTCCGGACCGTATATGATTACTTTTTGTGCCGATTCGATTTTTCCGCTTGTAATATCCATTAAAATTCTCCCTCTTTCCAAGTTTTTGTCGCATTAGGTGTTGCTGTGCTTAATTCGCTTGAATATCCGTCCTCAATGATGATACTGCATTCTTCACCTGTACTTACTCTTGTGGCTATTGCCTGCAATCCCTCTTTTTCAAGCCATTCACCGAACTCTTTTAATGTGTCGGTATCCATTTGCTCCAACTTATCAAGAAGTACAAAACCACAATCGGGATTGAGCTTTCTGACAATAGCCGTTGATACTTTCATCTGCTCCGCACCGCTCATGTTATCCCACTTAAAGCCTTTGTATGTAAGCTCGCCGTCCTCAACCGACAATCCATCAAGTGGCAGATTTGCATTCTTCAATAAATTCGTCTTTTCTTTACGAACGTTACTAATAGCTGTGGTAAGCTCTTCATACTTGTCCTTGTATTCTTTCGCTTCTTCTTCGGCTTTGTCTTTATCCATATTGGCACGAACTTTAATGTTTATCTGCTCAATGTTCTTGATGTTCTGTTCAAGTTCTTCGGTTGATTCGTCGTGCAAATCAAGTGCCGATTTTTGTGCAATTTCAAGATCCGAAAGTACAACATCAAGTTGTGATTGAAGATTTGTAATCTGTGCTTTTAAATCTTCGGAACGCTTTAAAAGTGATTGTGCCTTTTCACGTTTACGTTGGTTTTCGCCGTTTTTTGCAAGTATTTCCTGTTGCTTTAGGATAAGTTCCGAGATTGAAATAAGTTCTTTCGGTGCTTCGGGGTAATCGACTATTTCTTCCGCAAACTTCTTCTTTTGGTCTGCTATTCTGCCGATTGCGGTACGTTCGTTGTAAAGTTGTTTTTCTCTGTTTTCAATTTCATATAACTGCTCTCCGACACCGATTACTTGAAGTAGTATCTCTGCTTTTTCCTTTGATGTGCCTTGCATAAATTTCGGCAAGTCCAGTGCAAATTGTTCAATAAACTCATTCAAAAGCTGTTGACCGCCTTTGTTACCGTTCGGATCTATTACTTTCAATGCACTGTTCTTGCCCTTGCGCTCCACAATTAAACCGTTTGACAATTCAATATGAAGAATAGGCGGAATGACCGAGCCGTCACGCTGTGGTTGTGACGGACGGTATTTGTCACCGCCCAGTGCCCACGCTATACTGTCTATGACAGAAGTTTTACCCTGTCCGTTTTTACCTCCGATAACAGTTAAACCATTCTGTGCCGGCTCAAGTTTTACCGCCTTTATTCGCTTGACATTTTCAAGCTGTAATTCATTTATCTTTATCATTGATTTTCGTTCCTTTCTGTGATATAATGTTGACATAGATTAATAATCTATGTGCTTTTGTTATTTGACCGTTATAGAGTTGCCGCTCTGACGGTCATTTTTATTGCGACTAAGTATCATCGCATTTACGAAAACACCTACCAAATGCTTTTCATTCGGTGTTAAATCGTTATACATTTTCAGTATTCTCTTCTCACCTCCTAATTCTGATATTTTATAGGTTGTCTGTATGCTAAAACTATTCCCCAAGATAATCCGTAACTGTACGGATACTGCAATACCTCTTTGAATAGGTCATACCACGCTTTTTCCTTTTCGTATGCGTCGGCTTCTTCTTCCGTAAGTCCATCGCGTTCATCGTCGCATACTGCGTCATCATCATCTATGCACGCCCAATCATCATCGATACAGGCGAAGTCGTCATCACGACAAGCAAAATCATCGTCTATGCACGCCAAATCGTCAAATTCGTATTTCGTCATAGCTTTTAGTTATCTCCACTGATAATCTTCGCAACACTCATTTCAAGCGGGTGTTTTGACTTAATACGATTTGTTATGCCGTAACCTTTTGCTATGTACGCCTTAACCGACTTGTTGTCGTCGGCATTTAAAACCACAACATCATCTCTGCCCGTCATTACTACATATTTGTTCATTTGAAAATATTCCTTTCACTATATAATTTTGATTAGGGTGTCCCTTGCACTCTTTGGCGAATGCATTAATCATCGGAAATACTTCTCTGTGGAAATATTCTTCCGTTTTCTCATTCTCTGTTTTTGGTTTTCTTTTTAGCATTTTTTATGTCCCTTTCTGCCAATTTCCAACTTATGATTAGTCCCACACCGAAACTAATCAGTGCAATTCCTATTGTGTTCATTAGTTTACCTCTCTTTATCCTGTGAGCTTGTCCCATCATCGGAGCATTAAGCTCCTTTTTCTTTGTTTGCTTGAATAGCATTGTACTCGTCAATCATCTCCTGCGACGGCTCAACCGTTACATCACCGTACCCAAGCATATGATACATATTTTCTATATGAGGTTTCCAATGCTGAAAACGCTCATAAGCAGGTCTGTCTTGCCAACTTCCTACCACTTCAACATGTACTTTAGGTTGCTTTCTCGGCTTTCTTGCCTTTTTGGTCTTTTCCGCCTCCATGATTTCCACCTCCTGCTTTAATCTATGTATTTCATTTTTTGTCCTATTACTTTGTACTAAGCGATCTGCTCCTGTTCCATTATCGGAAGTATACCCTCGCTCTTTAACAATGCATAAATAAACAATCTGCCTTTTTGTGTCCAATATGTATTTACTTTAGAATGTTGCTTGCCGTCATTTCCGTTTACAGTATGCGTCTTTGTACTTGTGTAGCCTTTTTCAGCATATTCCTTATACAACAGCCATATCCCTCCTTGCTTAAACTGTATCTGGTGTTCTTTTAAGAAATTGTTTAACCATTTTGCCGACTTACCGTAATCCTTTGCTATGACAGTGACTGATAATAAATCGGGACAATTTAAAACTAAATCATAATATGACGCCTTTGGTTGAAGTTCCATAATCTGCTGTTCTTGAACTTTAACAGTGGTGTTTAGTTTCTTATTTTTCTCTCGCTCCAATTTTAATGCCGTAAACGCCTGTATAGCCAAATCGGGATTTTCCAATAGTTCTTCGGTCGCATACATTCCTGTTTTGCGTATAGCCGGTAATACATCAGCCGTAACCCAATGCTTAAACTTCTTCGCATTCGGCATTTTGCTTGATAAGATAAGACTGTACAAACCCGATTCATTGATACATACCGGATTTTGTTCTCTACCGATGGAGTCACGAATCGTTACCCCATCCGTTTTGTCATCTTCATCAACATGGTCCGCTAAAGCTTTGCGAGGATTGCTATACCCAAGTATTCCCGCCACATCCTTACCGACAAACATAATCTCTCCGTTTACTGTTGTTGTTCTTACAGAGCCGAACTCTGCATTTTCAAATACCTTTAATTCTTCCATAATTTAAATTTTCCTTTCTTATACATGTCGATTGTATTTTTTAACCATTTGTGCTATAATCATCTCGGAAGGAGGTGACTATAATGATAATTGTAAAAACACTTAACGAATTCCTGTCATTTATAGATATGGCAAAGCAACAAAATATTTCTTATTCAATAATAGGCTCTGAAAAAGAAGGGTTTGAAGGAGTTCTTAGTTCAGATAAAAGAAATAATAAGTTTTATGGTAAATATGTCCTGCTTTGTCCATCATTCAAAGTTTTTGTTTCTGTAAAATCTCCTCTTGATGAAAAGCACACAATTACAAATATTTCATCATCATTTGGTTTTACTGAATTTGAACATATTTCATTAAAAGACGGAATTTTATACTGCAATAATTGAATTTTAGGAGGATAGTCTAAAGAAGATTATCCTTCTATTTTATTCAATAATTCCAAACATTTTATTTTGATTTCAAGGTCTTCCGTTGCAGTATATATACTCATAATCTCTGTAACTAAAAATGACCTTTTTTGTTCAAAATAAAGCTTTATATACTCATCTTTCTTAAATTTCATAATTCTCATCTACTTTCTTATTTATCAACTTTTCAACACTGTTTTTGTTTTGTATTGTCATATTCGAAACTTTTAATTCAAAAAAATTTCATACTTCCAATTATACTCATTCACAATTTTAGTTGCTTCACTTAAAAAGAAATCTGACTGACCATTTATTTTTTGTAATACCGCCGTTGAACTGATATTCAGTAAATGAGCCAAATCATTAGCAATGATATTATTTTCTTTCATTTTACCTTTCAATTTCATATACGGTTTATGTTTTAAGGTTTCCAATTTAACAACACTCCTTTTATATATTACATTGTTTGTTGTGTTAATATTAACTTACAAGTATAATATAGCACATTTTAGTTTCGTTGTCAATAACTTTTTAGAATTATTTTTATGTTTTTCAAAACTTTTTTTATTTTCCTCTTGCAAATAGTTTATATATGTGATAACATAACTTTGTAAGGAGATGATTATATGTTTTCCGAAAATTTAAAAATCGCCCGAAAAAGAAAAGATTATACTTTAGAACAGCTCGCCAACGAATATAATAAACGCTTTGGTGGCGGACTCAGCAAAGGGACACTTTCTAAATATGAAAACGGCAAACAAGAACCGATGATAACCGTTGTTATAAATTTAGCAGAAATTTTAGATGTTTCTATTGACTTTTTAACAAATTCAACGCTTGATAACACATATAAATTAGTAT